GTTGCCGTGGGCGCAAGCCTTGGTCAAGTGATCGAGGTGGTGCGCGTCGAACGTGGGGAACCAGGAGTTCAAATGTTGGCTAGGGAGTATGGTCCACAAGTCTGGACGGGTAATCCGTCCTCAATGTGTGACATAAAACGCCAACTCTCCAAATTCCACACGACGGTTAATCTACCGCTTGCGTTGAGCCCGATACATAAATTGGCTGTAAAAGCGTACTCCTATTTTTTGGGAGATGGCAATACACCAATTATTGGGGAAATTTTTACTCTGGTCTTGAAGACTTATCCAGAGATGATTTCATTACCGCAGGCTGATCCTTCACTCCGGTCGAAGATGGGCACTTACTTTTCGTATTATCCTAAAGATCTCCAGTTTCCTAATGAAAATTATGAAGACTGGATGTATGATGTTATACGACGAGAAATCCCCACATTCGACTTTTTAAAATTCAGGAAGTGGATCCGCGATGTCGAGAAGGGAGAGGCCAGTATTTGCCATCCCCCCCTCTGTGCCGACATCGTTGAGTATGAAATACCAAAACAAAACAAACTGTTGTTGTTAACGGTGATGTGGTGTCACCTTCCAAACAACCAAGTGCCGGATTAGCACCTGTCAAACCGCAACAGTTTAAGAGTAAAAAGAGTTGTCACCACTTCACTGCTGGGAAATGTACCAAAGGTGAAGCGTGTAACTTCTCGCACGTGCCACCATAAGTGGTGCGTTGGGTTGGGAGAACGGATATCTTAGGGGGTCCGTGAACGTAAACTCTCTCAACTATCGTAAAACTTTGTCTTCAAAGTCCTCTTCTTCACTACACCACAAATGTCTGAATTGCACACTCGCGATGGCTTCAACCTTGATGGCTACAACGGATTATCACAATCCCTTGCACAGCCGTTTGAGGATGCTGTTCATTTAGCTGCTGATGATGTAATTGACCCTTCGCTGAATTACCTCCACGACGTCACAGGTTGGTCTGTGCCAGGAATCTCTCATGTTGATCCCTCGTACACAGCCAATGATTTCGTGGATCGGTGGTTCACCCGTCCCATCTCTGATGCCGTGCAACCGCTTTTGCAATGGATTTCACCAGTCGATGTCCCACAACCATTATTGGTTGGTATTGAGACAAATCCTGGTCCACCAAAGAAATCAACTCCCAAAATGGTTCAGCATCAGAAGGCTAACAAGCCTGCCCCAGCTCGTCAGTCTGCCCCACGGCGACGCAATCCTGCTACTACAATCGCAGCTCCTGCGCCTGTGGCTGTCAGCTATGGTGCTGGGGTACATATTGGTCAACCCATCATCAAGCGCTCCAATGACGCTTGCACAATTGAACATACTGAACTTATTGGCTCTGTTACCGGTAGCGTTGGTTGGTCCACTGGATCTTACCCACTGCAACCTGGTCTTTCATCCACTTTTGCCTGGCTGGCTACACAAACTTCCGGCTGGGAAAAGTATAGGTTCCGTTCTCTCGTACTCACGTATGTATCACGTTGTGGCTCTTCCACACCTGGTAGTGTCTACTTGATGCCTGATTATGATGCCTCTGACTCTCCTCCCTCGGATGAGAAATCAGGGTCATCTTTTTATGGTTCTTGTACAGACGTACCATGGAAGGAAATTCCTTGCCGCACTGATATGCGTCGTTCGAAAGAACTCTTTCTCCGAAATGGCCCACCAGGTGCTAATCTCGACATCAAGACGTACGACTTTTGTACACTTCATGTCGGGACCACCGATGGTGCCGTTGCTGGATGGGGAAAGATTTATGCTCATTATGTTATTGATCTCATCAATCCTCAAGCCGTTACCCCACTTAATGTGGGGGGTTTCGTCACCTCACTTGGTGGCGGAATTGACACTAGTTATCCGTTTGGTCTCACCCCTAACATCGTCCCTGGTAGTTATGTGCTATCGGCTGATGGTCGCTATGTACATCTGACAAATCTTGTTATTGGTGCAGAGTATTTCTTACACTGCACCACTAACGGTACTGTCGTTGTATCTTGCGCCATTTCATCCGTAGGACTGACTAGCAAATCGAACATGGGGTCCTTTGTTGCCTCTGGTTCCACTGCCGCCGTACATGCTTACACATACGTCGCCACTGCAACTACAGCTGACCTTCATTTTACTATTGTCGCAACGACAGTCACTGGGACTAATCTTACCTTTGCTCCAGTGACCAACGTGTCGCCCATCTAGTCTTTGATGCACTTTAGACATCTACGCCCTTGTTAGACCACT